CCAACAAATCCTTTTATTTTTGAAATTCTCAATTTAGTTTCAAAGCAGAGGACAAATACAAAAAAAGTTGAAGTACTTAAAAAGTATGATGATCCTGCATTAAAAACTATTTTAATTTGGAATTTTGATGAAACTGTAATTTCTCTTTTACCTGAAGGAGACGTTCCATATGCAAGTGCTGGAGAGCAGACTTCATATAGTGGAACCTTAAGTGGTAAAATTGAAGATGCTGTTTCCAAAATGGAAGAATTGAAATCAAATTCTCTTGGATCAATGGATCAAGGAAGATCTTCAATTCGCAAAGAGTATCAGATGTTTTACAACTTTGTAAAAGGGGGAAATGATAGTCTTAGTTCTATAAGAAGAGAAACGATGTTTATTAATATTCTTCAGGGACTTCATCCACTTGAAGCAGAAATTCTTTGTTTAGTAAAAGATAAAAAGTTGCAAACTAAATATAAAATTACTAAAGAAGTTGTGAGCGAAGCATACTCTGATATTCAGTGGGGCGGACGTTCGTGACAACATCTGTAAAGGAGAAAAAGAAGATGGCAGAATATTCAAAAAAAGAAAAGCAAATTCTGCCACAAGAATATGGTTGTGAAATTTTGCTAGAAAAAACCACGTTGGATAAAGCAAAAGATACTTCTTTTCCAAATGATGCATATTTAATTTGGTATGTTTCTGATGGTAAAAAGTATATGGATTTAACCAGATGCCCCAAGATGGTTAATCTTTTTGATATGTATTATGACCAATATGGTCCAGGTGCAGTTCAAAAAATTGATTTTGGATATGGAAGAACAAATCCAAAACTTTGGGGTTATCAAAAACCAAATAAGAAGAAAAGAAAATGAGCGCAGGTTTTGGTGGTCAGGGAAAAGAAAATAGAGTTGGTAAAGATGCAAATATCACAATCGACTTGGATAATATTGATGTCATCCTAAAACAATATAAAAAGATTAAAAAATATCAAAAATCTTCTCTATATGCTATCAAAACAATGGACGGCACAGAAGAAATTATAAGTTCATTGATTAGGGAAGCGGAGGAAAATCCACTGTAAAATGGGAAAGCATTACTTACTTAACCTGTATGGGTGCTCGTTTGTTCTTTTGGATGATGAGCGTTGTCTTATTGACTTATTAGAAAACGCGGCAATTGCAAGTGGTGCAACTGTAATACAAACAATATCAAAGAAGTTTACTCCTCAGGGAGTTACTGTGATTTGTTTATTGTCTGAAAGTCATATTAGTATTCATACATGGCCAGAGGAAGGTAAAGCAGCTGTAGACGTTTATACTTGTGGGGAGTGTAATCCAAAAATTGGTTGTGATATTATTATTCAACAGTTATATGCAACCAATCATACTTTAAGTTATATTGAGAGGTAGTGTATAATAGTGATACATTAATGTATCTATTGTTACTGTTTCAGCATAAAACTTGACTATATAAAATGAATAGGGGTATAATAATCCCCTAACGTTCATCCTATGACTAAAGCACTTTTGCTTTTAGCATGGGTTCCACTTCTCTCTGTTTCAACGCCACAAGTTGTTGCTACTTCAAATGTATCAGTAACTTGTGACACTGCGATGGAACTAATGGACATCGTTAAAAACGACGATGTAGTAACTCAAAGAGTAGAAGACCGATTGCTATTAGAACTCCGAAAGGATTTCATAAAAGTGTGTAACTGAATAGGACGGAAGTAAGCTAACGCGGAACGGATCGTTCATTCGCTATTCGCAAATAGCGAACGCAAACGTTGAGCTAAAGGAACGCACCAATACCAAAAGTAAAGGAGCAAAACCAATGGCACTTATTCTTATTAAACAAAAAATTCTGAAAGAACAGCGTCTACGCGAAGCACAACTTTATATGGCATCAAAGCCAATGTGATCACAGAGAGGGACTTGATCCCTCTCTTTTTTTATGTTAGAATATCTTCGTGAGAGTTAAATGAAAATGGACAAAGAAAAACTCAAACTGATTGTGAGAAATCTTGAATCTCTTGTAGAATGTTTAAAGTCTGAAATTTATTCAGACATAGATTCATACAGACAAGAATCACAATATGAAGAAATAGCACCTTATATTGAGGATTATGATGAGGTGTTTTATGACGATGAAGATGATCTATTTGAAACAGTAAGAGTAAATCAAAAATATAAACTAACCAACGACGATGATGGAGATGGATTGTGAAACCTATTAAAGCAAAAGACCTTCTGGAACTAGATAAAAATCTTGAAGTAGTAATGTTGCAGTGTTATGCTCTTCCAGAACAAGTGATCTATCAAGCAGGAAAATGTGACTATTCTGAAACTCCTATTCATAACCAACAAATTCCTAAACCAAGTCAATGTGGAGAATGGGTTGTTGAACGTCTTTTAAGTAATGAGAAAGGACACTGGGGACCTCTAGAACACCCTTCAATTACTTTTTCTGTGTCTGGGTACGTTCACAACGTCGCAATGCAAGCAAGGACCCATAGAGTAGGAGTTAGTTTTGATGTTCAATCTCAACGATATACTGGAAAAAGAGTCATTAAAGTTGCCAGTGGAGAACTAAAACCAGAAGATGTATTTTATGTCCGCCCTGCAGGATTTTATACTAATCGTTATGGTAAAAAATATGATTGGACAGAAGAAGATTATGTGGATGAATTAAATTGGATTGTAGAAGGATGTAAGCGTTATGCAGTAAAATATGATAAAGGAATGTGTGAAGAACATATTCGTGATTATCTTGCTCAAGCAATTCGTCAAAACTTTGTAGTTTCTTTTAATCTTCGTTCAGTTCTGCATCTTTTAGATTTGAGGGCAAAAATGGATGCTCAGTTGGAAATTCAAGCACTTTGTGAGCAAATTGCACCTCAACTTGAAAAGTGGGCTCCACACGTTTGGAAGTATTATGAAGAGAAAAGATTACATCGTGCTCGTTTAAGTCCTTAATATTATAAAAGTTATTCTTACTCAAGAAGAACTTGATAATTTTTTTCAAAAAAATTCAAATGTTAGTAAATGTATTGATTGTATTGAATGTGAAGATGCTCCATCACTAACACTTGAATAAATATTCTCATATAAAATGGAGGAATAAAATTGGCAATTTATCCAATAATTCATAAAGAAACTGGTGAAAAAAAAGTCATTGAAATGAGCGTGCATGAAATCACCCAGTGGTATAAAGACAATCCCGAATGGAGAAGGGATTGGTCTGAGGGATGTGCAACTCCAGGAGAAGTTGGAGATTGGCAAAATAAACTAGTCTCAAAACATCCTGGTTGGAATGATGTTCTTGGTCTTGCATCCAAGATGCCTGGTTCAAAAGTCAAAAAAATCTAATTTTATATGGCAAGAAGAAAAAGAGATGACCAACCGATTGGTGTTGGACTTACTGCAAAACAAATGAAGCGTAAGAAACCAATCAATGCAGATTTAATGAGAGAAATTGAACCTCTTACGGAGAATCAAAAACTTCTCTTTAAAGCATATGAATCAAATCAAAATATCGTTGCTTATGGTGCAGCAGGAACTGGTAAGACATTCATTACGCTTTACAATGCTCTTCAAGATGTTCTAGATGAAAGGTCTCCTTATGAAAAGATTTATATCGTAAGGTCTTTAGTAGCAACTCGTGAGATTGGATTTCTTCCGGGAGATCATGAAGATAAGTCATCACTTTATCAGATTCCATACAAGAATATGGTGAAGTATATGTTTGAATTGCCAACAGATGCTGACTTTGAAATGCTCTATGGTAATCTTAAAACTCAAGGAACTATTAGTTTTTGGAGCACTTCTTTTATTCGTGGTACAACTCTTGACAAAGCAATTATTATTGTTGATGAAATGCAAAATCTTTCATTCCACGAATTGGATTCTATCGTAACCCGAATTGGTGAAGATTCTAAAATTATGTTCTGTGGAGATGCCACTCAAAGTGATTTAATAAAAACAAATGATAGGAATGGGATTATTGATTTCTTAAAAATTTTAAGAATTATGCCATCTTTTGAATTGATTGAATTCGGAGTTGAAGACATTGTGAGAAGTGGTTTAGTTAAAGAGTATATTATTGCAAAAATGGAACTTAATCTATGACCTTTATTCATTATAATTTTCTAGGTGATATTGAGTTAGAAAAGAAAGAACAAAATGGCATCCGTCTTTACAATTTACCAAATGGGAACTGGGTGCCATCCATTACATCTGTAACTTCGTTTTATAATCGTAAAATCTTTGCTGATTGGAGAAAGAGAGTTGGTCTTGAAGAAGCAAATAGAATTACTAGAAAAGCAACTGCAAGAGGAACTGATTTTCACCAAGTCTGTCAGGATTATCTTGAAAACAAAGAACTGAATTGGGATGATTATCAACCTCTGACAAAGTTTATGTTTTTTCATGCAAAACCTTATCTTGATAAGATAAATAATATTCATGCGATTGAAAGAACTTTATATTCGGAATACTTTGGACTTGCTGGTAGAGTCGATTGTATTGCCGAATATGAGGGAGAACTTGCTGTCATAGACTTTAAAACATCAGAAAAAATTAAACCAGAAGAGTGGATTGAAAACTATTTCGTTCAAGAAATGTTTTATGGTTCTGCATATTATGAAATGACAGGAAAACCGATTAAAAAGTTAATCACTTTAATGGTTACTCCTGGTGGTGAGGTTAAAGTATTTGACAAAAGAAATAAAGGGGATTATATTAAGTTATTAGTTCGCTATATTAAAGAATTTGTATCTCACAATACTAGGTCAGATGGAGAATGAGTTAGAGAAAGTACTTGAAAGTAAATTTTTCTGCCCATCAAGATTTGCTCAAGAAATTGAAAATCTTGTAAAAGAGAATCCTGAAATGAATTATATTGATGGTATAATTCATTTCTGCGAGCAAAACAATATTGATTTGGAGTCAGTTCCAAAACTCATTTCAAAACCACTTAAAGAAAAGATTAAATATGAAGCAACGGAACTTAACTTTTTGAAGAAGGGTTCTCGTGCAAAATTGCCTCTTTAATTCATTTTAGGCATAAAAATTTTCCCGGTAAAAAATCCTTATATTACTTTTTTGAATGATGCCGTTCGATTCCTATAAATGTTATTTGTCCTTAAAGAACCATTTTACTAAGGACAGTTATGATTATTTTAAATACTGTGGCAAAAGTCGAGCAAGTCTTCAATCTTTCTATAAACGTAAGGATAGAATGTGGTTTGAGAAGATATCTCGCCAAAAAACAGATCAAGAAATTGTAGATTTTTTTGTTGCCAACTTTGTGTCTTGTAATGATCCAGAGACACTGTGGATTGGAGAGATGATCAAAGAAGGTGAAAATAGATATCAAAACTGGCAAAGAAAAATTCAATCTCTTTCTTATGTTTTTAAAGAAGAAAGTCAGTTTATATTTGAACAGAATGATTTGCAGCAAGTCTTTAACTGTTCTAAGGGACATCCACTAATACTTAAAAAGTTTTTAAGTGGTAATATTAGTTTAGAAACATTGGTTATTTACGATAAAATTTTTTCATTCAGTAGAGACTTTGATAAAAAACTCCAAGATCCGGTGTGGGAAACCGTCAGTAGAAGAATTAAAAAATACTCAAATTTTCTAAATATTGATATATTTAAATTTAGAAAAATTTTGAAAGAAATTGTTTTGGAGGATTCATGAGTTTCTTTAGTTCAGAAGTTGTTCGTTCTGAGATGACGGAAATTGCAGAGTTGCAAGAAGAAGTTTATATAAACATCTTTAAGTTTCCTACTATGACTAAAGAAGAAAAACTTGAACATGTTGAATTACTTGAAAGACTTTTAGATAAACAAAAAGTTCTTTATACGAGAATGAGTTTATCTGATGATATGGAAGCACAAAAAATGAAAGAGCGTATTGTTCATTCTGCAATGATGATGGGTATGCCACCAGGAACTGATATGACAATCATTCTTAATAATATGACCAAAATGCTTGAAGTGATGAAAGATCAGATTGACAAGAACGACCTCGACTGATAAAATTGGGCTGGACGATCCCTTAAGCAAAGTCACAAAGGCCAAATCCAATTAATACGGAGTAATCTAATGTCTTTTTCAGATTTAAAAAAGCAATCCAAACTTGGTTCTCTTACCGCTAAACTGGTAAAAGAAGTCGAAAAAATGAATACTACTGGTAGTAATGAAGATGATCGTCTGTGGAAACCAGAAATGGATAAAACTGGAAACGGTTTTGCAGTCATTCGTTTTCTTCCTGCACCAGAAGGAGAAGATGTTCCTTGGGCAAAAATTTATTCTCACGGTTTCCAAGGACCCGGAGGTTGGTATATTGAAAATTCTCTGACTACTATTGGTCAGAAAGATCCTGTTTCTGAGTATAATCGCAAACTTTGGAATAGTGGTAGCGACAAAGATAAAGAAACTGTTCGTAAGCAAAAGCGTAAACTGTCTTATTACAGTAACATCTACGTTGTAAAAGATCCATCAAATCCTCAAAATGAGGGTAAAGTTTTTCTCTTTAAGTATGGGAAGAAAATCTTTGATAAGATTATGGAGGCAATGCAACCAGAATTTGAGGATGAAACTCCAATCAATCCTTTTGACTTCTGGCAAGGTGCTAATTTCAAACTCAAAATCGTAAAGAAAGATGGATACTGGAATTACGATAAATCAGAGTTTAGTCCAGTAGAACCTCTACTTGATGATGATGATGCTCTTGAAGCTATTTGGAAAAAAGAGTATTCGCTTGCAGCAGTAACAGCACCCGATCAGTTCAAGTCTTATGAGGAACTTGATCGTCGTTTGAATACTGTTCTCGGTCTCGAAACTTCTCCAACACGCTCTCGTGCTGTGATGGAACAAGAGGATGAGTATGAGGGTTATGTTGATAAACCATCAATCGAAAGTAAAGTTGTAGAAGAACTTGAGCAGTCATATGCTCGTTCTAAGTCTTCTTCACTTCCAAGTATTTCTTCGGATGATGAAGATGAAGATAATACTCTTGATTACTTTCAAAAGTTAGTTGATGATATTTGATCAATACTTATAAGTTCTAGGGTGCTTTGGCACCCTTTTTTTGTATGAAGTTTATGAATAAAGTCGTATATTATCTGCTCTCTTTAAGTTTTCCGAAACATATTGAGTGGAACCTTTTTCATATCTCATCATATCTTCCATATCATTTGAGATCACATTTAAATAAATTGCTTTAAGTAAATAAATGTTTCTCTTGTTGTTGTTGAGATTTTCTTCATAATCATAATTAGTTATTGGTACTGAAATATTTCCCGTTTCAATTTGTGTGTCTGTAAAGAAATCATAGAAACTAACACTATATTCGGAGTCCACAGTCAGACCAGCAGGAACAATTACAATACCTTGACTATTTGTAACTTCTGTTGTTTCGTAATGATGAACTCCATTATAAATTCTATCATAGGTCTCTTCTTCAGTATCATTTCCTTGAGAATATTTTGATAATAGATAATTCTCAAAAGATTGTTGAGACATTGGCCATTCTGTTTGAATGTTCAAAATGTTATTTGATAGTAATACAACCCAATCTAAAGTAGGATCTCCATAAATTTTATCTGCAACATTATCTGGGCGTTCATCTCCTTCGATTTGATATTTTTCAAAAAAGGTTGTATCTTGGAAAATATCTTCTCTTAATTTTCCTTTTTTGAATAAGTTTTTGACAGCAATATAATCTGAGATCTTAGCATTTGGAAGTCTACTAACATACTCAAAGTTTGGAATTTGTCTAAAATAACTTGCCATTTTTAGTATCCTATTTGTGTATCTTCATTACCATAATCATCATTAAAGATTGGTTCAAGTTCTTGAAACTGAAGTTGTAATTCATATGCAGTCATTGATGGTTCATCTCCTGCATAAGTCATATAAGTTCCATCTGGAGTGTAATTGACATTACATTGAGTTAAAGCACACTCTTTAAATTTATTTAAGTATGGATGTTCATTTTTACTTGATGTCAAATATTTTATTCCAAAAGTATGGGGTGCTTTCAGAACTAAAATAGATTCCCCTCTTTGTACTGACATTGCTTGTTTAAAATAACGAATAATTTTTCTTACAAGAATTGCTTCACTGCTACTTCTTGGATACATTCTAAACGTAAAACTAAATGTTCTCAATTGTGGTCCAGAGAACAATAGTTCAGAGTTTGGATTTAATACACCACCATATTTTCTTGATAGTACATTTGTTCCTAAAAGTGCTTGTGCGGATTTTACGGCAACTATTGCTTCTAATGTTTTTTTTCCCTCTGCATTTAAAAGTGTATTTAAATTTTTACTTGCTGCATCGCCAGCGGCCGCTGATCCTTCGGCAACAGCATTAATAACAACGTCCGCTATTCCCTGTGTTGCCAAATCTAAATCATCTTTTTGCCAATCAACTTGATTTGAGTCTGATATTCCGCTTGGTATTGGGAGTGTAATTGTTGCTATTGGACTTTTACCATCTAATCTTCTTCTCTCTGGAGATTTTTCCAAACTCAATCCTCTTGGGTTATACTCAAGAATGGAAAATTGTATACAATCTTGATGATCTAGTTGTAAATATTCTGGATATCTAACGCTCTCGTAAGAAGGTATTCCTACTCCTTTTGCAAAAGCTTTTTCTGTATCTTTTTGTTGATCTTCATTAAATCCAGAAGCCGCTGCCGGTGCTGGTGTTTCGGGTGGTATTGGTTCGTCTGCAGGAATACGTTGACCATCTGCCCCAGGTTTTGTGTTATCTACTGGATCAATAACACCTGGAAGTTTTGCAGTTCTCGACAAATATGTTCTAGTATTATATGGTGAGTGTTTGTTTATAATATCTGCTCTATCTTTATTCAAAATTGGTTTAAGATCTTTATTAAAAAGACTTTCAAACTCTTTTGGTGTTAGATTAGTTCCATTTCTTATATTATATCTTCTTACAAATTCTGGATATAACGTCCATTTATCTCCAATTGCATTCCCTTTAGCCACTATGGTTCTACCAAACACTCCCCCCGCCGTCTCAACATATAAATCACTAGCCCCTGTATCAGTATTAACTATTTGTCTGGTTGGTAATGGTAGAGCACCTAATGGTCTAGTTGTCTCTTTTAAATTATCTTCCATCAGATAGGAGGTTTTATTTATTTAGACGGAATTTTCCATATTGTAATGAGATTAATTCATCCAACTCGTTATATTTAACGACATGAAGCTTTCCCACAACTTCTTCCCAAGTATAATTTCTAGATTGTCTCC